GCTCCGTACAAGGGCAACAGGAAAGACATGAAGCGTCCCAAGCACTACGAAGCTATCCGAAAGCACCTCGTAGACTTGGGAGCTACACAGGTTGAAGGCATGGAAGCAGACGATGCTATTGCCATTGAAGCAACTGCTAATGGCGGCTTCATTGTCTCCATTGACAAAGACCTAGACCAGATTCCGGGACACCATTACAATTTTGTCAAGCATGAGGAATATTTTGTCACTGAAGAACAAGGCTTGCTGAGTTTCTATAAGCAAATCTTGACAGGTGACAGAGTAGACAACATCATTGGCATCAAGGGTATTGGGCCTGTGAAAGCTGATAAGCTGTTGGCTAAATGCAAGACAGAGAAGGAGATGTTTGATGTATGCGTTAAAGCTTACAACGATAATGGAGAAGATGGTGTTGCACGTACTATCGAGAATGGAAATTTGCTATGGCTCCTAAGAGCACCAAACCAGCACTACCAAGCTCCTTCACCTTAGCAGGATTTACATGGCTGGTAGTTATGAGGGAAGACCTGAGCGAATATGGACGATGTGACTCAAGCACACAAATCATTTACATTCGTGCAGGGATGAATGAACAGATGACACAGCAGACGTTCTTCCATGAACTTGTACATGCCATTATGTTCACCATGGGCCACACAACACACGACGAAGTGTTTACAGACGCATTTGGAGCCTTTCTACACCAATATGAGAAAACAAAAATCTGAGAAGAAACATAATGGAGGACAATGGACACGAAGCAGGTTTGAGAGTTTCATTAAGAGCGCCCTACGAGCAGCAACTCGTAGATGGCCTCAGAAGCATGAAGCACTCAAGCAGGCTTGTGTCGGTAAGCGTCTCAATCGTGCAACAGGTAAGGATATTTTCCATTACAAATGTGCAGGCTGTGGTAAGCTTTTCAAAGGAGCAGACGTAGCAGTTGACCACATTGAGCCTGTTGTGGATGTTCAACAAGGGTTTGTTTCATGGGATGTCTACATTGAACGGATGTTCTGTGAAGCAGACGGGTTTCAAGTGTTGTGCCATACGTGTCACGGCATTAAGACACAGAATGAACGAGAGGAACGAAAGAAATGGAAATCATTAGCGTAGAAGAACAGGAAGACGGGTCTGCTCTGGTGCAAGTAGATTTCACAGCAGACGAAATTCAGAAACTAATTGAAACTGCTCTCATTATTGGCCTCACAGAGGGCCTCATTAAAATGAAGGAAGAAAAACTCAATGACCTCAAAAGTAAAACTGATTTGGGCAACACCCGATGCGGAAACCCTAATTGCGTATATGGCCCGTGTGTCGAACCCGAGCAATCAGGACAACCAGCAAACAGCTTCAAAACTTCTCAAGTACTTGGTTGACAACAAACATTGGTCGCCTTTTGAGATGGTGAATGTCTGTATGGAGATTGAAACTCCACGAGACATTGCCCGTCAAATCTTGCGACATCGTAGTTTTAGTTTCCAAGAGTTTAGCCAGCGTTACGCTGTAGCCACTGAGTTTGACGTTCGTGAATGCCGTATGCAGGACAACAAGAATCGTCAGAACAGCTTGCCTACACAAGACCGAGAGCTTGTAGATTTCTGGGAGAAAGCACAAGAAAATCTCATTCAGCACGCCTTGAAGGTGTACAATTGGGGACTTCAACAGGGCATCGCTCGTGAAGTGGCTCGTGCTGTGCTTCCAGAAGGAAATACAATGAGTCGTATGTACATGAACGGTACATTACGTAGCTGGCTGCATTACGTTGACATCCGTTGCGACAAAGCAACACAGAAGGAACATCGTGAAGTGGCTGAGAAATGTAAAGCTGTTTTGAAAAATTTGTGTCCTTCTTTGTTTGAGGAGAATGTATGAGTGGAATTAGTGGTGTTGACATTGAACACATGAGCGACTTGGATGCCTATCAAGAAGAGGCTTTCAATTATGCTTTGCCCTCTGCCAAGGGCTTGATGTACATGATTCCCGGCTTGGCAGCAGAGGCCGGGGAAGTGGCAGGCGTCTATGCTAAGTTTCTACGTGACGCCAATCGTGACCTCTATCCCATCAAGAACGACTTGATGAAGGAACTAGGGGATTGTCTCTGGTTTGTGGCGTCCATTGCAAAGCTGTATGACGTAAAGCTGTCAGACATTGCTCGCATGAACATTGACAAGCTTGAGGGTCGTAAACAACGTAACACCATTGGAGGGTCTGGTAATGACCGATGAATTTTATTTCTCTTTTGACCATCAAAGCAGTGATGGAAATTGGCGGTTTAGCCGTAACTACGAATACGGCACTCCTTGGGATGCTGTCCTCAAAGACTTTCTAGACTATCTATCAGGCGTCTATGGCTACGACATCAGCAAGAAAGTGGCCTTCACTACACAAAGCGAAGAGATTTTGGACTACCTACAGGACCGCATGGAATGAGAATTTTGGTTATTCCAGACGCACAGGTGAAGGAAGGTGTTCCTCTGGAGCATCTTTCTTGGGCAGGTGAGGCCATTGTTGACTATCGTCCTGATGTCATTGTGAATTTGGGCGACTTTGCTGACATGCCTAGTCTGTCCTCTCACGACATCAAAGGCTCCAAATACTTTGAGGGCCTGCGATATAAGAAGGACGTTGATGTGGTGAAGAAGGCCATGCAAATGCTCTTGAAACCTCTTCGTGACTTGCAAGACAAGCAGAAGAAGAACAAGGAGAAGGTTTATAAGCCTCGCATGGTGTTGACGCTAGGTAATCACGAAAACCGCATTGACAGAGCAGTGAACAACAACCCCACATTGGAAGGACTCATTAATGTCTCTGACCTCGGCTATGAGAAAGATTGGGAAGTGTTTCCTTTCCTACATCCAGTCTTTATTGCTGGTGTCGGGTTCAATCATTATTGGCCTGTCGGTGCAATGGGACGGCCTGCTGCCTCTCCTGCTGCTATTATCAGTAAGCTACATATGTCGTGTATTGCTGGACATCAACAGGGCAAAGCGGTGGCGTATGGCAAACGTGCTGATGGACAGCCTATTACTGCTATCGTTGTGGGCTCTTATTATCTGCACTCTGAAGCATACATGGATAAGCTTAGCAATGAACATTGGCGGGGCCTCTTGATTATGAACGAGGTTGAAGACGGCCACTTTGATGAGCTTTTTTTAAGCATTAGATACCTCGAAAGAAAGTATGGACACAGAAAAGACTTGTCTTAATTGTAAACATTATGTAGATATTGTTGACAATTTTAATATTGGGGTGTGTTCGGCCTGCTATTCGCATAAACGATGGGAACCCTCTGAAGACTTTACAAAGGAATATATGGAACGTTGTATACCCGGCGAATCTGCCTACGATGTCGTTAATAAACCAAAGCATTACATGTTGTTTGAGGACAAGGGCATTGAAGTGAGGGACGTATTGGCTAAACTATCCTCTAAGATTCGCCTAGGTGAATGCACTACCGTACCTTGTAACTGGGACGACGGTTTGTTTGTCTCAGATTATGTACAACTTATGCAGTATTTGATGCGTTTCATGGACAAGAATGGCTTAGAAGACCTCAAAAAAGCCCGTTTCTATCTTGACAAACTCATTGAAAGCTACTAAAATCTTCGGCCCCAAATAAGGATACATTATGAAATACGAACTTGATGACTTTGACTTGAGAGTTCTTCAGCTTTGTGAAGAAGCTATCGAATATGACGATAATGGCGATCCTATTAAGGATGTTTTGGACGAAGACGACATCGTTGCAGCCATTCGTCTTCTTGTAACAATCATTAATACAGAAAAAGGAAAAGAATGACCACTGAAATGACCCCATACCAGCATTACATTGCCAAGAGTCGCTACTCTCGCTATCTGGAAGACAAAGGCCGCCGTGAGCATTGGGATGAAACTGTAGACCGCTACATGCAATTTATGGACACCCACCTCATTGAGAAGCACGGCTATCACATGGGCGTAAACTTGTATAAGGAATTGAAGGAAGCCATCACCAATCGTGAGGTATTGCCTTCTATGCGCTCCATTATGACCGCTGGTGAGGCTCTGGAGCGTCAGAACATTGCAGGCTACAACTGCTCCTATTTGCCCATTGACGA